CGTGACGGCGTAACCCGCGCCCGGCACCATCTCGTCGTCGTAGATGCGCACCACGACCGTGTCGATGCGCGGGTTGGTCGGGTCGGCGGCGGCGATCGGGAGTTGCAGCGCGGCGTCGTTGTAGACGAAGTAGCTCCCTTGGTGAGTGTCCTGCCCGGCGACCACGGCACCGCCGCCTGATGCACACGCGGCGACGGTCACGGCGAGCGTCGTGCCTGCGCCTACTGGCGACACGAGAAAGTCGCCGGGGAGCACGATGCTGCTCATGGGAGAGAGCGCGCGTAGGCGGCGCCGCTCATCACGTGCGTTGACGAGCGGCGACACGTTGGTCTGGAACCAGTTGGCTTGCAGGGTCATGGCGTGCTCCTTACGGGTGCCGTTGCAACGTCGAGATCGCTGACGCTTGCGCGTCGCGTTTCCGAGCGAGTGCTCGTGCCGCGCGGGTGACCGGCTTCGACCGTCGCAGGGAATCGGTGAAGTCGATCTTGGTGGTGATGGCGCCGATGTCGTCGACCTCGACCGTCGTGCCGGTGATGCGCCAATAGATGTCGCCCTTGAGCTGCAAGCTCCCGCGGTCCGACACGAGGCGCACCGTGTCGCCGACTTGCCACGACCCGTACGGCCAGGTGTCCTCGTCAACGATCTCGACTTGGATGAGAAACTGCGTCGAGGTCTGCAGCGCCTGACTGCCCTGATCCTGCAACGTCGGTGTGTCGGTCACGGTGGGCGCGTTCACGGCGATCTCATACACCGGCTCGCCGGACGGGCTGTTCTGCACGCCCGCGCTCGGGCCGTACGAACCATTGCCCGACATCGCGCCGGTGACGAACGCATAGGACGCGTACGCGTTGTCGTCCTGGCTGTAGTCGGTCACTCGGATCGCGACGCCATCGCGCCACACGTACGGCTGATCGACGCCGAGGCGCGGGTACCACAGCTCCATCGTGTGCTGAATCTTCGGTTGCGCGCCGCTGCCGGGCGGTGTCGTCCACGACGGCACCACGCGGAACTCGAACCCGTTCAACACGTCGCACAGTTGTTCGATCGCCTCGCCGAGAATCTTGCCGTCCGCCGCGAAGTATTGGCGCACGCGCGTCACACCCGAACCGCCGGGAGGGTGCCACACCGTCGCCACGCCGATCGAGTAACTGGGGAACGGGAACAGCGCTTGGTGGTTGTCGAGCAACTGTTGGACGATGGAGAACTGCTCGACGTACTGAAAGTTGGAACCGAGCGTGATGAGTCGACGCCAGAAGTAACCCCACAGCGAATAGCCCGACGCGGTGAGCGTGTCGACGCCCTCGGCCCCCGACGCGTTCCAGTCGAGCGCACCGAGCATCCCGCCGAACGCGATGCTGCCGTCGTCGCGCAGCGCGTAGACGTACGTGCGGTGCGGCACCAGCAACGCGACGGCCGGGTCGTAGGGATCGATCTCGCCCGACCACGAACCGGCCGCGCACAGCGTGTCGGTGAAGCTCGACTTGGAGAACGGCAGCGTGCCGGTGACGACGCCGCTGGCCCAATCTCGAGCGATCCAACGCAGGCCCATGACGTCAGAAGATGTAGGTGTGCTGCCACTGGATCGTGGCGGTGCCCTGGCCGGATTGTGCGGTGAGCGCGACGTTGGTGTTGCCCGGCCCGAAGCGCAACATGTCGGCGTTGTTCGGGTAGTTGAGCGCGTTGGTCCGGTTCACGGCGTTGGGATCGTTCGGCGAACTGCCGAGCGTGACTGCGCCGGTCTCGGTGTCGGTGATGAGGTACTGGCCGGGCGCGAGGTTGATGTTGAACCCGAGCACGTCGCCGCTGTCGGGCAGCGTGACCGCGGGGTTGACGAGGTTCCCGCCTGACGCGGTGATGGTGATGAGCGCGGTGGCGTCGATGTCGCCGTTGTTGGTGACGACGCCGCGCGCCCCCGGTGCGCCCGTGCCGGGGTCGTAGCCGATCGGGTAGCCGTGCGCGTAGCCGTAACCGGCGTCGTGCGGGAGTACGCCCGCCTGCAGCACGAGCTGGTTGGCCGTTGCGTCACGCAATCGCGGGTCGGACGCTTCGAACGTCACGATGGCGTTGACGATGCCCGCGTCGACCGCGAGCAGACTCGGCGCGTCGAGCGGGTCGAACCGGCCGTTGATCTGCCAGGTGCCGCGCGGACCTTGCATCGTCAACACCGCGTCGCCTCGCTTGATCGGCGAGCACGCACCGGCGAGCGCTTGCAATTGCGTCATGGCGTCTAGTTCGTTCATGCCGAGCACCACGACGGGGATGACCACCTTCACCGAGCCCAACAGGTCGGGACCGACGAACAGCACGCCGTGGTCACCCGGGCGCGGACGCGTCACGCGCCGCAGATCGGGCGCGCCGAACACCTGCGGGCCCGGCGCATCGATCAGGTACGGGCTTTCGCCGATGACGATGCCGCCCGGCAGCGTGAAACGCCACACGCCGTTGCTGATGTCCGGCACCGTGAGGCTCATAGCGTCTGCCCTCGCAGCTCGGCGTACGCGAGCTTGTCGGCGACGGCGTTGGCGACGTGCCGCGCATCGAGCGATTGGACGTACATCGTGCCAACGGTCGGCCCGCGTCGACCTGCGGCGGCGCCGACGCCCGCTGGTGCGTGGATTGCTACCGCCGCGGTGACGCCGCCGAGCGTTCGTTTCAGGTTGGTCATCTGCGAGTCGATGCCGCCCATGAGCCCTTGCATGATGGCGACGCCCGCAGGCTGCAAGAGTTTCGCGTCACGCTCACGCGGCCCCTTGTGGATCGGGATGAGGCTCGTGATCTTGCCGAGCGCGCCGGTCACGCCGCTGACCATCGAACCGATGCCGTCGATGAGCCCCTGGATGATCGCTCGACCCGCGTCGTACAGGATGCGGCTGAGATCACCGACCGCGTTCTTGGCGCGTGAGCCCACGGTCGAGAGCCAGCCGGTCACGCCACCCCACGCCGCGACGAAACCCGACACCAGACTGCCGACGAGCGAGCTGCCTGAGCCGACGAGCATGCCTGCCAGGTTCCCGACCGCCGCCACCGCACGCCACCCCACGCCCGACAGCCATCCGCTGACCGCGCCCCATGCCGCGACTACGCCGGCGAGGAACGCGTTGATCGCGCCTGCACCGAGCGCGAGCAGTTGGCCGGGCAGCGTCGCGAACCATGCGACGACTCGACCGACTGCGCCCGCGACGAATCCGACGATGGTGCCGAACACGGCGACGATCACGCTGAGCACCGCGCGGAAGGCGCTGGTGACGAGACCGACGATCTGCGTGCGCCAACGAATGAAGATGCCGACGACGAGACCGATGGGTCCGAGCAGGATGCCGACGATGAGCGGCCAGTTCACCTTGAGCCAATCGATGACGCCAGCGATGGCGTTGACGATCCAATGGAACGCTGCGACGACCGCGTTCCACACGACCTTCGCCGCGGCCGCGATCGCGCCGAACGCCAGTTGTACGGCGTTGCGGAACCACCCGACCTTCATGTACGCGATGACGAGAATGGCGATGAGCGCCACGATGGCGAGGACGATGAGCACGACCGGGTTGGCGTCCATCGCCGCGTTGAGCAGCCATTGCGCCGCGGCCATCGCCTTCTGATACACCGCGGCGAGCTTCTCGCCGATGTTGAGATCCTTGACCGCCTTCGCCGCCTTGCCGACGTCCTCGGCGAAGCCGCTCACCGCCTTGGTGGCCTTCACCGCGATCACGAACGCGGTCAGCGCGGCGATGAGCGGGATGAGCACGGCGCGGTTCTTGGCGACGAACGTCGACATCTTGACGAGCGCGGGCGCGACCTGGGTGGAGATGATCTTGCCGACCGTCGTCATCACCGGCAGCAGCGCCGTACCGAGCTGCGCCTTCATGTTGGCGAACTGGGCCGCGCTGCGGCGGTTCTGTACCTCGAGCGAGCTGCCTTCCTTGCGGAACGCGCCGGTCGCCGCACCGGCCCTTTTCTCGACGAGCGCGTAGGTCGCCTGCGCTCGCTCGGCGGCGGTCAACGTCGTCTTGCCGCTGTTGAGCACCTGGTTGACCTTGTAGTGCGCGTTGGCGAGTGCGAGCGCGGCCTTCTGCGCTTCGGTGCTGCTCTTGCCGTGCTTCTTGACGGCGGCGTCGTAGTTGATCTCCGCCGTGGTCACCGCGTTCTGCGCGCTGTGCAGTTGGTTCATGTTGACGGTCGTGTGGCCGAGGCCCATCGACAGCGCTTGCGCGGTGACGTCTGCCTTGGTGATGACGATGCCGAACTGGCGCAGGCCGCGGAACGCGCCCGCGGTCGCGAGCCGTATCGCGTTGATCCCGGCGGCGGGGTCTTTCTTGTAGAACGTCGCCAGGTCGTTGCCGAGGCTGATGCTCTTCTCGGCGAGTTGTGACGCGCCTTTGCCGGTGAGGCCGTAGCTCTTGTAGAGGTTGCCGAGGTTATTGGCGAGCGTGAGCGCCTGATCTTGCGACAGGCCGAGCGCGCTGGCGCTGTTCTTCGACCAGCCGACGACCGACTCGCCCGCCGAGCCGAATACGGCTTTGGTCTTTTCCATGTCGAACTGCAGCTCGCTCGCGGCCTTGCCGGCCTGCTCGCTGTAGCGCAGCACCGCCAGCCCGGCGAAGGCCGTGGCGGCAGCCGCGATGCCCTTGCCGAAGCTGCCGCCGACCTTCTTGCCCGACGTTTCGGCCTCGGTGGCGGTCGATGTCATCTTCGCTTTGAGGTCCGTCGCCAGCGTCTTGACGTCGGCGAGGACGCGCACGTACAGCGCGCCGATGTCAGCCATGCCCGTCACCTCCGCGCCGGGGGCCGAACAGCATCGCGTCGAGCACGCGCAGGCCGTCGCGTTTCGGCGCAGGCACGGGCGTCGGGTTCATGCGTTCAGGGGTCGGGCGCGGGAACTGGAACTCGCCCAGGCGGTCGGCTGCGCCCTTCTTGCCGTACGCGGCGACGGTCACCTTCACGAGCGCGAACAGCAGGTCGGCGATGGTGGCGAGCGCTTCGCTTTCGATCGGCCACGGTGCGAGCAGCCCGGCCGCGTTGGCGTGCACCCGCGCGCGCATTGGGAGCTGCGACGTGAGCACGGCACAGCGCCGCACGGTCAGCTTGCCAGTTGCGATGTCGGCGAGATCGAGTCCGTAGAACTCGGCGAAGTCGGCTTCGAGGGCTCGCCAGTCATCCCGGAGAGTGCGGGCGAGCCCAACGATTCCCCCAACGCCATGCCGTAGCGGTCGAACAGCTTCATCCAGCCGCCCATCGTCATCGAATCGGCGAAGGCCTCGGCCTTGTCGGGGCCGACGAACATGCGCGCGACCGCCACGAAGTCGGGCATGAACGACGCCTCGTCCTGGTCCGGGCCGGGTGCAAGGAAGCGGATGACCGAGGGCGGCATACCTGCGGGCATGACGTACACCTCGCCGCGCAGGCTGAGCTCCCACGCGTCGCCATCGGCTTCGGCTTGTACCGCGTCCCAATCGACGCGTTCCACGGCTATGCCGCGGCGGCCGAGCGCTCGGCGTCCCGCTCGGTTGTAGACGGACGCGCCGCTGCCTCGAGCAGGGTCGGGACCGGAGCCACGAAACGCTGCCATGGGTCGCTCCCGATGCCGACACCGAGCACCTTCATCGTCAGCTCGTAGCCGATGGCTTCGTCGGCCTTGTGCACGATGTCGGCGACGCCGGTCACGACGACGCGCGCGAACCAGTAGCGGATGCTGTCCGCGCCGTCGATGACGTCGAAGCAGAACGCGTTCTCGTTCACCTCGCCGGGTTGCGGCGGCGTGTAGGTGCCGGTCGCGACGTCGACGCTGCCGCCACCGAAGGCGAGCGGCCACACCTCGGGCGAGTCCTGCACGAGCCGGACCTTGATGTCGATGCCTTGGTCGACCTTCTCGCGGACGGGGTACGGCGATTGCCACACCATGATGTCGGTGGTCGCGACTTGCGGCGTGACCGTGAAGCCGTCAGCGGACGCGTAACCGAGGTTGACCCACGGCGTGACGAGCGCCGACGTGGCGTCGGCCGGGGCGGGCGTCATCGAGGGGGCGACCCAGATGTTGCCGCTGGTGCCGAGGCGGACCTCGGTCGCATCCCAGCCGCCGCCGGCGGCGAGTTGTTCGGGTGCTTGTGTGGTCATGGCTTGACCTTTCGTCGTTCGCGGAGGGCAGCTCCGCTACGGGCTGAGTGGGAGTCGATGCGTGGCGGTGAAGTCGCAGCGATACCGCGGCTTCGCTGGTTCGTAGGACGGGTCGGGGTCGAAGGCGAGCGAACCCCAACCGATGCGCCCGACCGTGATGCCGTACAGCACCTGGCCGTAGGCGTCCCCGATGCGGACGCGGCATTGCTGGATGAGCGACGACGCTTCCGCCTTGGAGCCGCCGAAGGCGTCGAGCTGCATGAGCGCGTTGTCGTGCGTGAGCGGCCGATCGTGCGGGGGCAGCCCGCCGTATCGGTAGAGGCGCACGAGCGGGAACGTCGGTTGACGCGGCGTCGACGTGTAGACGCGATCGCCGACGAGCTGAGCGATGGCGGGGTCGTCGCGCAACCATTGCGAGAGCGCGGCCTCGATGTCGACCGCGGGCGTGGTGATCGTCATGGCCCGGCCGACGCTTCGAAGCGGGCGCCCGGCATGCCGGTCACGGCTTGGCGCAGCCAGGCGTGGGGCGTCGTGCGCGCCGAACCGAACTCGAAGAGGTGCGCCAGCTTCCAGCGCGTGCCGGCGAGCACCGCGTACGGGTCGTTGGGGTCGCGCATGACGAAACTGCGCTTGGCGAACGGGTGCACGCGTGGGCCGTGGACGTTCGCCTTCATCCGGGCGACGACCGCGCGCGCAATCGCCATCTGCGCGGCCCGGGTGCCGCTGAGCTTGAACAGCTCGGCCTCGAGCACAACCTCCGGCACCTGGAACCAATGCGCCTCGGCGAGGGTCGGCATCAGGTCACCGCCTTGGCGTGCAGCTCCCAATGATGCAGGCCGGTGAGCGGTCGCCGCACTTGGCCGGGCGGGCCGACGATCTCGTACACGGTGCCGTCAGCGCGCTGGAGCGCGTCGTAGCCAGTCGGGTCGACGTCGGGCGCGAGCACGACCTGCAACAGCTCGCTTTGTTGGTCGGTGAGGTTCGTATCTTCGAGCGCGCCGAACCGGCCCATGGGTTGCATCGCGGCGTGCGTGACGACGCTCGTACTCGCGCTGGTGGGGTCGCCGTATTCGTCGCCGCCGCCGTCGAACGCGCGCTGGAACAGCGTGACCTCTTCGCCGAGCATCGATTCGACGCTCATTGATGCACCACCACCTGGGCGTAGCGACCGATGGTGACGTCGACCACGTCGCCTTGCGCCGGTTCACCGCCGGTGCCCTCGACCAGCTCGACCGGCACCAGGAATGTCGAGCCGGTCGGCGTCGTGTCGACGATCGAACCGGACGGGACCACGAAGCGGAACCACACCGACGAGTCCACCTGCGAGCGAACGAGCAGCCCGTCCTCGGCGCCGAGCCGTTGCAACACCAATGTGCGGTCGATGCCGTCGCCGTCGATCGCCGACACCGAGATGAGCGTCGCGTTCGTCGGGTCGAGCGTGTCGACGCCGACGAACCCTGCCGGTACTGTGCCGCCGCCCGATGGGCCGGACAACCATCGCCACGCCGCCGACCACAACTGCGGTCGATCCGCAGGCAGGCCCGGCCACCACAGCTCTTCGTACACGAACGGGTCGTAGCCGTAATCGTCAACCGCGTACGGGCTCGGGGTCATCACGCTGTAGGCGGCGTGCCCGGGCTCGACCGCGACCCACGCGCCGAGCCGCGCGTAATCGGCGTCGGTGAGCGTCATGTTCGGCGCGGTGTAGCTGACGTTGTAGGTGCCGAGCCCTTCCTTGTCGGCCTCGGTCGGGTTGGCGAGCGTCCGCACGACCATCCCCGCGGTGGTCGTGCTGACGTTGGTCGGCGTGACCGCGGGAAGCGGGACGCAGGCCGCGGCCACGACGGCGCTCGCCATCTCGATGAGCGTGTTCACGCGCGCGGTCTGGTCGGACGGGATCGTGAACCCCGCCAGCGCCTCGACGTCGCTGACCGCGCACAACGCCGCCATCGGTTACTTGCGTGCCTTCGCCACCGAGCCGCCGTTGCCGCCGCTCGGTGCCTCGTCGCTCGGTTCTGCATCGCCCTCGGCGACTGCGGCGCCCGACACGTTGGGTGTGCCTTGCGCGAACCCGAACGGGAACACCGGCTTGCCGGCGCCGTAGCGCGTGACGGGCGTGCCGATCACGTACCCGACGCGCATGTAGACGCGCATGAGCACTTGGTCCTGCTGGAACGCGTTGACGATGACCTTGCCGGTCGAGTCGCTGACGACGCCCTCGGTGGAGGTGTCGACGGTGATGTCCTGGCGGACGCCGACGATGAGCATGTTCCAGTTCCCGGCGATGATGTCGACCAGGTTGGTGTTGAACGCGGCGCTGGCCGAGAAGTGCAGCGGGTCGCCCCACAGCGTCGGGTACATGTCTTGGCCGAGGTTCGGCACGAACACCGGCTGGCCGACTGTGTCGCGCAGCTTGCGCAGTTGCGACTTGACCGAGATGTCGGCGGCGAACCCGGTGCTGATGATCCCGGCGTCCTCGACGTCGCCCTCGGCCGCGGTCGCAGCTTGCGCGAGGTCGGGCGGGTCGGTCGTCGCGGTGTGCACGGTGCGCGCTGTCCACGCTGCGGTCGCGCTCATGCCTTGGCCGACGATGCCCCCGGCCGGGAAGCTCGGCGGCGCGTTCGTGCCGAACAGGATCGCGGAGTCGAGCGAATACGCCAACGAGTCGGTGATCGCCTCTTGCACGTTCGGCCAGATCGGGATGCCCGAGTCGTCGATCCATGCCTGCGGCACGGCGACGAGCGCGGCGACCTCTTCGGTCGTGAGCACGTCGGCGGACCATTCGACGGTCGCCTCAGGCTTGAGCCCGCCGACGCCGTTGACCCACCCGCTTACGGGCAGCGTCTTGAGGAAAGGGACGTTGACTTGCGCGGTCGGCATCGGTTGACGTCGAGCGAGCTGCAACACGACCGACTGCTCGGACGCGGCCTGGATGATCTCCTGCGCGATGGTGACCGGAATGAGTGTGTTGTCGATGACCGCCATGGCGCGGCCCTCCTTTCCAGAACGAACGGGAAAGGGGCCTCTCGCCCCGGCGCCGGGAATCCCTCCCGACGCCTGCACCGGGTCACGACCGGCCTGCCGCGGGCATCACGCCCTACGCATCGGCTCTAGTCAATCACGTGGAGCCCGTCGTGTCCTTGACCAGCCCGCGCAACCAGCTCTCGGCGTCGTCCTTGCCGCCGCCCGGTTCGGTCGCCGGTGCGCCGGGCCCGCCGCGCGTTCCCTGCGGGACGCGAGGCGGCGCGGTCGTGCCGGTCGGCTTGGCGAGGTAGGGCTTGGCCTCGACCAGCTTGTCGATCGCGTTGCCGAGCGCACGAGTGTCGATGGTGCCGTCGTCGCTGACTTCGAACTCGTCGAGATCGAGCAGCCGCACCGCGTCACCCGGGTCAGCCAGTTTCGCCGCCGCGACCGCCCGCACCTCGGCCCGCACGAGTTTCTGGTTCACCTCGGCCAACGCCTCGGCGCGACCGGCCGCTTTCGCCTCGGCGACCTGGCGCTCGGTGTCGTCCATGCCCTCGCGCTTCAAGCGCTCGACCTCGGCTTCCATGCGCTTGCGCGTCTTGCGCTCGGTCGCGAGCGCGTTGCGAAGTTCCTCGGCGTCGGGGCCGTCATCGCTCGGCGCCGGCGGGTCCGCGGACGGATTGCCGCTGTCGTCGGGCTTCGGGTCGTCGGGCTTCGGGTCGTCGGGCTTCGCCATCAGGTCTCCTCGCTCATTGGGCCTGCTCGTTCGCGTAAATGTCCTTGCTCACCTGCTTCTGCCACGCCAGCGCCGGGTCGCTTTCGTCGGTGACCGGCGCCACGCCACACGTACAGTTGTTATGCGCCGGTGCCAACTCGTCGGTGTGGTACGTCTGCCCGGCGATGAGCACGCAGAACTCGCACGGGTTCTCCGACGTCACGCGTCGATAGGCGACGATGCCCGGCGTCGTGCTCATCGCCCCGGTGGCGGCAGCGCGCGCGGTGTCGGCGACGTCCGAGCGCGACAACTCCTGCGCCTCACCCGCGCCCTTGCTCATCGCGCCGAGGAAGTCGAGCCCCTGACTCAGCCACGAGCGCACCGCGACGATCGGGCCGTTGTAACGGTCGTCCATCGAGCGCCCGTCGTCGCGCAGCGCGTCGCCCACGTAATCGGCCGGGTCGATCTCGGCATCGGGCGCGAGCCCCATGGCCGCGCTCATCGACCGGACGTAGGCGAGTTGCGTACGCGCCACGTGCGTCTGTGTTGCCTCGATGGTCGGCACCGCGAACTGCGTCCACCGCTTGGCGGCAGCCTCGTCGGCCCCGCCGAGCACGCCGAAGCTGCGGCGGTAGGTGACGCCGACGTGCTTCGCCATCGCCGACAGGCGGCGTTGGTTCGCAACGGCCGCGACCGTCAGGCGAGTCTCAGCCACCGGGTGGCGCCACGGGTGGCGCTGCCGACGGCGCGCTCGAGCCCGACGGTGCGCTTGCGGGCACCGGCGTTGCCAGCGCGGTGATGGCCGCTTGCTCCGCCGCCATCTGCTTCCACCGTTCGATCTCCTGCGGGCTCGCACCCCACCGCTGCCACAGCACCTCGTACGGCACGCCCAACGTCGCCATCTTGGTGAGCGCGTCGACGAGCTGCGCCTCGCTGCGGGTCTCGAAGTCGGCCCACAACACCTCGGCCTGGAAGTCCTGCGCGCGTGGATCGCCGAGCGCCAAGAACGCGCACCGCATGACCTCTTCCCAACCTTCGCCGAAGTGTGAGGCGCGGCGCCGCACCTTGGAGACCAGGCCGGTCTCGGCGGCTTTGAGCGCGTCGCCGGAGGCGTTGACGATCTCGCCGAGCAGATAGTGCGGCGGCGTCTTGGTGACCGCGGCGAGATGACGCACGTCGGCTTCGACCGCCTTGATGTAGCCGGTCAGATCGGATTCGGAGAACTCGCCGAAGTGCACATCGGCGTCCTCGGCGACGAGCAGCCGATCCACCGCGATCTCGAACGGCGACACGTGCATCGGGTCGCCGGTGTTGGGGTCGGTCAACGGTTCGCCGGTCACCGGGTCGCGCGCGGTCGGGAGCTGCATGCCGGTCGCCCACTTTTGGCGGAAGGCGGCGTACTCGGTCGCCATCATCCGATTGAAGATGGTGGTGTTGATCCGGTCCTGCACGTCGGTCACGCCATCCATCTCGGAGCGGCCCGGCAACTCACCGATGCGCAGCGGTTGTGTGCGCGGCCATGGGCGCAGCTCGACAATGGGCACGACACCCAACGGGTTCACACCTTCGGCGACGAGCTCCCAGCCGGCACCGATGATCGGTGCCGTCGCCGTGGTCGTTGACCAGAACGGCATGTTCCCGACCGCGACCCACTCGTAGGTGAACTCCGGCAGCGTCAGCCAGCAATGCAACGCGTTGGGTTCGACCCAGGCTTTGAGGGCGGCGACACGATTGCGGCGCATCGCCGGGTCGAACGCCACGATGGTCTGCGTCGGGTGTTCGGGCGCGATGTAAACCCCGACCGGCGAATCATCGTTGGGCCAGACGCTGACGTAGTTCACGCCGCACGTCAGCGCGTCGGTCTGCGCCAGCTCGGCGTCGGCGTCCATCTGATTCGCCTGCCAGATCGCCCACGCGTCGTCGTCGCCGTTCTGGTCACCGAAACGGAACCCGACGACCTCCAACCGTTCGGCCACCGAGTCGATCACGAGTTGCACCCAGTTCGTGCGCGATTGCTTCAACAGGCGGCGGTAGGCGTCGCGGGCTGCTTTCGGCGCGCGCGGCAGCGGGTGGTCGCCCTCGTAGTAGGCGAAGTGCACCCGGAGGTTCAACTGCCGGCGCAACAGTTCGGTCAACAGGACGTCGCGCCATTGCTCGGCCGTGCCCATCACGGGCGCCATCACCGACGTCATCGAGCCGAACGATACGCCGCGCATGGGTATTTGGCATGTTTCGATGCGCTCACGGCATCGCTCAGAACCCGGCGACGTGACGTCGAGCCTTCGGTGCCGGGGCGCGCATGAACCCGTCGACCGCGTTGGCGAGCGCCGAGATGGCGTCGATGCGCGCCGCGGCGCGACCGCGTTCCGGCTTGACCAGTTTCAGGTTCTCGTTGGCGTCCTGGCGCACCTCGGCACACGACGCGCACCATGCCGCCACCGGGTCCGCGCCGACGTCGAGCGCCCGAGCGCGGAGTTGGCGGTCGATCTCCTTGAGCGCAGCGGATTGACCGACGAACGATTGCGACACGAAGCTGACCGTGAGCTTCGGGAGCTCGCGCTGCGCCCAGGTCACGGTGCCGGTGGCGTTCCAGCGGTCGATGCCGAGGTCGGCGACGTTGAAGCGTTGACAGTCGGCGGCGATGTGATCGTGCAGCGGGTCGTAGTCGGTCACCTCGCCTTCGGTCACGTGCACCCACCCGCCCGCGATCCATTGGGTGAAGCTCCCGCCGGTGATCTCATCGAGTCGAGCGACCGCGGCGTCGGGCACGTAGTGGCGCCACAGCGCGACCGCCGGGCCGGTCTCGAGCCCGGGGAAGTACCAGCACAACGACGTCAGGTCCGACACCGCGGCGAGGTCGAGCCCGCCGTGGCATCGACGGCCGGTCAGCTCATCGCTGCGCACACGATCGCCGGTGCGCCATCTCCCGGCGGGCAGCCATCGCGATTCGGCGCGCTGCCACGTGTTGAGGTGCAACACCCGGAACACGACCGCCTTACGCGGTTCGAGCAGCGCCTCGGCGCACACGTCGGCGAGCGCGGACCGCGACAGGAACTGACCGAGCGCCGGGTTCGCCGCGGCCCAGGCGTCCGTGTCGTTCAGCTCGCAATGAGGCGGCGCGCTCCTGATCCACACGTAGCGGCGCACGTCGAGCGTGGGGTCGGCGGCGACGCGACGGCAGTACGCCTCTTCGTGAGCGGCGAAGCTCTCGGTCTGATCGCCCGCGGTGGTGGCGCCGACCATGAGCGCCTGCGGTCGGGTGCCCATCGAGGTGCGCAAGGCGTTCCACAGCCGGTCGTTCGGCTGCGTGCGCACCTCATCGAACAGCACGCCGTGCACGTTCTCGCCGAGCGCGTGATCGGCGTCGGCGCTGATGACCTCGTAGTAGCTGTTCGTGGCGTTGTCGACGATGCGCGCCCCGTCGTGTTGGGTGATGCCCAGCCGCCCGGCGTCGAGCAAGGGCCGCAACACCGGCGAGAGCTGGATCATCACCTTGGCGACGTCGAACACCTTGCCCGCTTGGCGTCGCGTGCCGGCGCAGCCGATCAGCTCGGCGCCTTGCTCACCATCGGCCAGCAGCAGGTACAAGGCGATCGCCGCCAGCAGTTCGCTCTTGCCGTTCTTGCGTCCGGCGCTCAGCCAGACCACCCGGTAGACCCGGACCCATTGTCCGAACTCGGACGACCATTCGACCCACCCGAAGATCGGCTCGATGATCTCGTGGCGCTGCCACGCCGTGAGCACGAACGGCGCGCGCGCCCAGGTGCTTTTGGTGTGCACGCAGCAGGTCTCGATGAACTCGACCGCACGAGCCGCACGCGGCGCGCAGTAGTGGCGACCCCGCCGGGTGCACGACCACTCGCCATCGCGCTCGGGGTACCACCACGACGCGGGCGCACACGGCTGGCGGTTGCCGTCGCGCTTGGGTGCCTTCGACCGGCAGCAGTACCCGAACGCCCGTCGTCGTGGCGTCGTCGTCCCGGTCGGCGCGCTGCTCACCCGAGGAAGCGCGCAGCCACCGGATCGAGCGGCGCGCCACCGGGAGCTCCCGACGCCAGCCGCGCCCGAATCTGCGACCGCGACGCCGGAGTCAGCCCGAACTCCCGACACCAGGCGATCACGTCACGCCCGGCCTCACGTTGCATCAGCGCCGCCGGGTTGCGCCGCGGCTGGCGTTTCTCGTCCACGACGAGCGGCCCCACCGTGTTCACCAACGCGCTGCAGCGCTCGAAGTCCGTCCACCGCTGCGCCATCGCCCACAATGCGAAGCGGTCACCGGCCCCCAGCACGCCGGTCGGTGCGAGCACCGCGACGAGCGTGTCCCAGGTGGCGGCAACCGCCTCGTCCAAGCCTTCGGGCCGTTCGGGAGCACCCGGCTCGAAGTGCAGCTCGTCGTCGTTGATCCGACTGGCGCGCTCGCCGTGCAACAACTTGAGCGCGGTCGGCCGCGGTCGACGCGGCATCAGCGCCGCCGCCACGGCGTGCACGTCGTCGCCCTCGTCGCACGTGACCCACGCATCCGAGCACGCCCAGGGCGCATGCCCTCAGAATGCCACCTCCCGTCCCCTGTGCGCCCCTCCCGCGTCCTCGCACGTCAGGACGCACGATCACGCACCCGACACGACGGGCGCACGTCAGGGGGAAACCTGCACGTAGCGACGCGTGTCCAACGGGCCGTGCCGATTGG